GGCCTCGAAAAACTCACCGCCGATTACCTGTCCCGCCGCTGGCGCCGGGACGACGGCGCGGAGATGCGTATCGAGCGATGCCTGATAGACGCCAACTGGGGCCAGTCCACAGACGTGGTATACCAGTTCTGTCGCCAAAGCACATTTGCCGGGATCGTTTTGCCCTCACACGGCCGTTACGTGGGCGCATCGTCAATCCCGTTCTCCGAGTACAAACGCAAACGCGGCGACCGAGTAGGCCACCACTGGCGCATCCCCAACACCACGGGCAAACGCCAGGTCCGCCATGTGCTGATGGACATTAACTACTGGAAGACTTTCTGCCACGCCCGTCTGGCCGTGGCTATGGGTGACCCGGGATCCCTGTCGTCATTTGGCCGGGAGGCCAAGGTCCACCGCATGCTGGCGGACCACCTGACGGCCGAGTATCGCATCAAAACCATGGCCCGGGACCGAATCGTAGATGAATGGAAACTCCGCGCCACCCGCCCGGACAACCACTGGCTGGATTGCCTGGTGGGCTGCGCAGTTGCAGGCAGTATCCAGGGCGCCACTCTCGAAGGATTTGCCTCGGCGCGACCAAAGCAACCCCAACGCATCAAACTCTCAAATATCCAGCGAAACAATCGCCCATGAAGCCATCCACGACACAACTTGAGGCATCCCAGCATGTTGGTCTGGTCTGTCGTGACTGCGGCTGTCGACACTTCTTTACCGTCTACACTCGTCCGCGAAACAATGGTATCACCCGTCGAAAACGCTGCCGCAACTGCGGCCGAACCATCACGACGCGGGAGAAAATCGCCTGATGCTTTGGTGCGCAAACGTGCGGCGGCATTATCAAACACTCGCGCCCTTCACCTAGAGCGGAACAAAAAAACAAGCGATTTGGCAGAAATATTGCCTTCCATACCATATCTGGTACGAAATTTCGGAAATTCCAAATTAAAGTCCGAAACCGGCACATCGGCGGCAAATAAGTATATGGAGGGTGATGGTTTTTTTTGAGGAACTGAAGAGTTATGTCACAAGATACTCTCGACAACAAGATCGCGGAAAACGCCGCAGGGCCACGGAAGGCCAGCGGGGATTCAGGCTCCGTTGAACAGCACTCGCTGGCCGATCAGATTGCCGCCGACAAGTATCTCGAATCCAAGAACGCCAGCCAGTCGAAGGGACTCGGCATCAAGCTGGTAAAGCTCTCGCCGGGAGGGACCGTCTGATGTGGCCGTTCCACAAGAAACGGAAGACCCCGCGGTCCCTCCCGGTAACGCTGCACGCACGCTATGACGCCGCGCAGACAACTGTGGAGAACGCCAGGTACTGGGCGATGGCCGATGGGCTTTCGGCTGATACGGCTAACAGCCCTGATATCCGCAAGAGGCTCCGCGATCGCGCACGATACGAAGTCGCCAACAACTCCTACGCCAAGGGGATCGTGCTGACGATCGCCAACGACACAGTCGGCACCGGTCCGAGGCTGCAGCTGCTGACCGGCGACGATACGGCCAACCGGCTCATCGAAAACGCCTTTTCAGATTGGGCGAGATCGGTGAACCTGGCTGAAAAGCTCCGAACGATGCGGATGGCCAAAGCGACAGACGGCGAGGCGTTCGCCGTACTGACGGCCAATCCGGTAATAGCATCGCCGGTCAAGCTCGACGTCAAGCTCATCGAGGCCGACCGCGTAGCGGCGCCTCTGATGTCATTAGGTAACGTTCTCAGCGCACCTGATGAAGTTGACGGCATCCGGTTCGATACGTGGGGCAACCCGAGCATCTACACGGTGCTGCGGCGCCATCCCGGCGGCCTGGGCGCATGGGGCGCCGGCTGTGATTACATTCGCTCCGCAAACATGGTCCACTGGTTTCGGCCGGACAGGCCGTCTCAGCACAGGGGCGTCCCTGAGATCACGCCCGCCTTGCCGTTGTTCGCCCAGTTGCGCCGCTACACCCTTGCGGTCCTGGGCGCAGCGGAGACCGCCGCCGACTTTGCGGCAGTGCTGTACACCGATTCGCCAGCCAACGGCGAGGCCGCTGCTGTCGAGCCGATGGACATCGTCGAACTCGAAAAACGCATGGCTACCACGCTGCCGGACGGCTGGAAGCTCGGGCAGATCAAGGCCGAGCAGCCCGGCACGACCTATAGCGAGTTCAAACGGGAACTGCTCAACGAGATCGCTCGATGCCTGAACCTGCCGTACAACATCGCAGCCTGCAACTCATCTGGTTACAACTACGCCTCGGGCCGACTGGACCATCAGACCTATTACAAATCCATCCGGGTAGAGCAGACCGATCTTGGCGAAACAGTGCTAGACCGCATCTTCGCCGCATGGTGCGCCGAGGCGATGTTAACGACAGAACTGTCGGTCCTGCGGAACCTCCCCAGTATGCCTCACCAGTGGTTCTTCGATGGGACTGAGCACGTAGACCCGCTCAAGGAAGCCAAGGCCCAAGCGAGCCGGTTGGCGTCCAACACCACCACGCTTGCCGTCGAGTACGCCCGCCAGGGCCGCGACTGGGAGACCCAGCTCCGCCAGCGGGCCAAAGAAAAGCAACTCATGGAAGAACTCGGGCTGACAGATAGCCCACCAGCACCGAAGGAGAATGACGCCAATGTCGATATCAAACAGCAAGCTGCCTGACCAAATCACGATGCTTTGCGCGCTGAAGATCGAAGCTGCGGGCGGCAGTGACAAACAATTGCCGCAATTCAGCATGATCGCCTACACCGGCGGGCTGATGCGCATCACTGGATTCCCGCACCCGGTCGTCGTTGACCTCGAGGGCCTGGCCGTCGAACGCCAGGACATTCCGGTCCGCCTCGACCACAATCCTCGACAGGGAGTCGGCCATACGCAACACATCGCCGTCGAAAACGGCCAGGTCACCGCCGAGGGACTCATCAGCCGGGACACCTCCTGGGCGAGAGATGTCGCCCGGTCGGGCGTAAACGGCTTCCCCTGGCAGGCGTCGATCGGCGCCGCGGTCGTTGAAGCCGAGTTTGTCCCGGTCGGACAAAATGCAACCGTAAACGGCCGAACGTTCGACGGCCCCATCCACGTCGTACGTCAGGCCATCCTCAAGGAAATCAGTTTCGTAGACAGCGGAGCAGATGCAAACACCGCAGCAAGAATCGCCGCCAACGACAAGGAGCACAGCGACATGAAAGAGACAAAGACCCCCGCAGACGCCCAGGACACCACCGCAGCAGAGGAAACGGTCGCCCACGATGAGCCCAAAGCTCCCGCTGCCGAACCGAAAACGCCCGACCCCAAACCGGAGCCCGACACGGCTGATACCGATGGGCAGGAATCCCAGACGCCCGAACCCGCTGCCCAGCCGGACACTCAGGCGCCCGCGACGCTGAACGCCTCGGCCGATGCGCCCGATCCGGTAGCCGAAATGCGCCGCAATGTCGCGGCCGAAACGCGTCGCATGGAGGCCATCCGCAAGGTCTGCGCGGGCAAACACCCCGACATCGAGGCCAAGGCCATCGAGGAAGGCTGGGATGAAACCAGGTGCGAACTGCACGTCCTTCGTGCATCGCGCCCGACCGTTCCGGCCGTCCACACGCCCGCCAAGCCCGCAATCCCGCAGATCTTCGAGGCCGTGGCCCTGATGGCGGCCGGTATGGCCGCCCCGAGGCTCGAAACGGCCTACGGAGGCGAGGTCATTGAGGCGGCCGACAGACTGCGCGGCGTGGGCATCCAGGAGTTCTGCGAACTGGCCTGCGGGCGACAGCTCCCGCGATTCCGGCGCGACGCGACCGGGTGGCTCCAGGCTGCGTTCAGCACCGCCTCCCTGCCGGGGATCCTGTCGAACATCGCCAACAAGATGCTGCTTGAAGGCTACAACTACATCGAGGACGCCTGGCGGAGGATCTGCAGGATCGCCTCGGTCAACGACTTCAAGGAGCACACCCGCTACCGGATGACCAGCAACTTCAAGTTCCAGCCGGTCGGTCCGGACGGGGAGATCAAGCACGGCAAGCTCGGCGAGCAGACCTTCGCCCAGAAGGCCGACACCCACGGGATCATGTTCGCGCTGACGCGACAAATGATCATCAACGACGACATGGGCGCGTTCACGGACATCCCGCGCCAGATCGGCATGGGCGCCGCCGAGGCTATCGCCGACGCCGTATGGGGCCTGCTGCTGAGCAATCCAAGCAGCTTCTTCGCCACGGGCAACAAGAACTACGCCGCCGGCGCTGATACAGCGCTGAACGTGGACGGACTGACCAAGGCCGAGACCCTGTTCCTGGACCAGACCAAGCCCAACGGCCGTCCGCTGGGTGTGGTGCCGTCGATCCTCCTGGTCCCAACAGCACTGAAGGTCGCCGGTGAACTGCTCATGAAAAGCCTCAAGCTCAACGAGACCACCACGGCCAACAAGCCCAAGCCTGCCGATAACCCGCACGTGGGCAAGTTCTCGCCGGTGGCCAGCAGCTACCTCGGCAACGCCAGCTTCGCCGGAGCGTCGTCAAAGGCGTGGTACCTGTTCGCCGACCCCAATCGCCTGCCGGCGATGGAGGTGGCATTCCTCAACGGCATCGACCGTCCGACCGTCGAGAAGACCGACGCCGACTTCAACACCCTCGGCGTCCAGTTCCGCGGCTATATCGACTTCGGCGTTCGCGAGCAGGACCACCGCGGTGCGGTCAAGATGAAGGGCGAATAATTCGGAGATCCTCCTCGATGAATAACGATCGCATCATGACCTTCGCAATCGTAGACCGGGAATCACCCGCCGCTGAGGAGTGGCGGATGATTCCTGGCTCCGACGGATACTATAGCGTCAGCAGCCTAGGGCGGGTTCGCAGTGAACCAGTCACTCGCAGGACGGTTGGCAGGCAAAGAGGACGTATCCTCAAGTGCTATCCTGACAACAAGGGATATCGCCAGTTTTCTGTGTGCCTGCCCGGTGCCCGGCGAAAGACAATGAAGGTTCACCGGGCCGTTGCACTGGCCTTCATGGGGCCGCGACCGCCCGGGGCGCAGATCAACCACATCTCCGGCGACAAGAACGACAACTCGGTAACGAATATCGAGTATGTGTCCTGTCGGAGAAATGTACATCACGCATGGGAACTCGGCCTTAGGACGGCCGAGCAGGTGCAGGGCGAAAGGCACGGTCGCTCAAAACTCACAGCGAACGATGTACGAGAAATCCGCTCGAATCACAGACAGACAACAGTCAAACAACTGGCGCATCGCTTCGGCGTAACGATCCAGTGCATCCATGCTGTTATTAAACGCAAGACGTGGCGACACGTAGCTTGAAAGGAAGACAACAATGGCAACAGGACAGTTCATTCACGACGGCAAGGCAATCGACTACACACCCGGCAGCGCCGTATCGGCCGGCGACGTAGTCGTCCAGGGCGACCTGATCGGCGTCGCCAAACTCGATATCGCCGCAAACGCACTGGGCGCACTGGCGGTCGACGGCGTCTTCGACCTCCCCAAGGCAACCGGCGGCGGCACCGCCATAACGGCCGGCGCGAAGGTCTACTGGGACGTCGGAGACACCGAGGCCAAGGAGGACGCTGAGGCCGGCGCCAACAAGTACCTCGGCAAGGTCGTCATCGCCGCCGCAGACGCTGACACGACCGTCCGCGTTCGCCTGGAGCAGTAATCCGTGGCGGACCT